AGCTTGTGCACCACTTGGAGTAATAGGATCAAATAATGTTAATGAAATAGTGTTCCAAAGTGTTTTACCTTTAACATACCTTGCTACGTTAATATGATTTAATTGAACTGTCCCTTGAGTAAGTGAAACTCCACCTAAACCTTTAATTTGGTAGGAAGGAATACCATCAACATAAAGAATAAATCTATTTTGTTGTTTCGGCTCAAAAGCTGTATAAAATATTTCGTTCGGGTCTAATACTGCCATTGTTGTTTATTTTATTATAAATATTCTATTTTTAAATTTTTATGATGGGAATGTTGCTCCTGTTGGAAGAACATTGAAATCCAATATAATAAATTCAGCTGTTTTAGTAGGTTGAACAAAAATCTGTCCTACTAACTCATTTCTATCTATTACATCTGGAGTATTATTACTCTCATCCATTACTACCTTAAAGGCATATAATCCCTGTCTTTGTTGTACACTTTCTAAATACGGATTAACTTGTGCTAAAAACGCATTTCTAGTTGCATTAGTATTCTGTTCAAATACTAAATTATCCGATACTTGAGTTATAAAACTCTTAAGTGCTATTAATAATCTTCTAACATTAACTCTATCTAAAGCACTTGCTCTTTTCTGTAATGTTTTCTGACCAAATACTACAGTTCCACTTCCTGGGAATGTTGCAATTGGGTTAACATTTGCTTCATATAAAGTATCTCTGTTTCCAGAAGTTAATTTTCTTTCTGCTCTAATTACACTACCTAAAGCTCCTCTAATTAGACCTGCTGGTGCAAACCATGGATCTGAAGAAGAATCTGTAAAGGCATATACTGCTGGTATATAAACCGAAGCTGGAGCCCATACTGTTTTTCCAGTACCTGCATCAATTGTTTGTAACCAAGGCCAATATGTAGCTGCATATGAGCTATCAAACCCAGCTGCTGTAGTAGTTACCGTATTAATTTGAGAATTATAAGGAACTAAATCTACTACTGCAATACAATCTGTTCTATTTTCTGCTAATGCTACTAATGAATTAACAGGTGCTGCATGTAATGAAGATATTAATCCAGGAGCTGAAATTACATTAAATTGATAATCATCTTTATTATTTAGTAAAGAAATTGATTGTGTATAATCATCTGCACTAATTCCTTGAATATCACCTGCTGTTATATTTTCATTAAATTTAGTATCATTTCCATAGAAATTTTTACCAGTTCCACCTTGGAATGAACTTGAAGCTACTCTAGGTAAACTTCCAGTAAATTCTGCTTTAGCAGCTCCATCATTATCAAAATATTCTGGTGTAGGTTTGTTAACTGCGCTTACATAAACATATGCACTTCTATTAACAAAGTTACCATTCATTTTGACATAAAAATCTGAACCATCTTGTTCAATTGATTGGAATGAATCTCCTATTGCTTTAGAAATATAATTTTCCGCTGTTGGATCTAGTGATAAGTTATTATAAGTTTCTAATATTGCCTTTTGATTATTAGTATCATTACCTCTTCTGATTAATAATGAGAAATTACCAGATGAAGTATTTACTGAAGCAATTTCATATCTAATGTTATCATTTGAACCACTAATTAAAGTTCCACCAGCTGATTCAGTAGGTTGGAAATTATTCATAATTTCTCCTTCAGATATTGTCTTTAGTTGAAATGATGGTTGAAATTGTAATTGATCAGCTGTTAATGTAAATTGTAAATCAGCACCACCTGCTTCAGTAGCTCCTAAAGATTGTGAACTTATAGTTACTACATCTCCTATTTGATATCCTGTTCCAGCAGTTGTTATAGTGATTGAAGAAATGGATGAAGTTTGAGCTGAAGCAGCTTGTGTAGCTATTTCTACTGTTGCTTCTGCACTTGAACCATTACCCCCAAGAATTGCTCTTCCCGTTTGTGAACCACCAGTACTACCTGAAATATTTACAGTAGCGCTAATTGCTGCAATAAATACATCTTTACCTTCATTTAATTTTCCGTCATCAGTAAGTGAACTAGCTATTGAAGAAGATGCTTCTACGAATGAACCTGAAGCTACTCTTGTAACTAATAGAGATTCACCTCCTTGAGCAAAATAATTTCTTGCGCCAATTGTATTTAAATAATTATAGTATTGTGAGCCACTTTCTACAGCTCCTCCAAAAATTGCTTCGTATTGAGAAAAACTGGAAACCGCTGTTGGTATGCCAACTGGACCTTTTACAGCTGGTCCAATAATGGCTGCTCCAAAAGTTACGGGTCTAGCTCCAATAAAGGATTGATCATTTTCCCTTGCTAATACACCTGGAGATATTAATGTTTCTGCCATTTCTTATAAATTTATTATATTGTGTTTTATTATAAATATTAGAAATAATCTCAAAAATTTATTTTGTGGCAGTTATTTTTCCACTTTCTAGATCAATATTTCCTTCACCATATTTTTCTTGCAATTCCTGGCCAAATTTATTTTGATCTTCTTTAATTTTTGAATATTCTTCTAAAAATTTGTCTTTTTGTTCTTCCAAGTCGAAAATTCTTAATTCAACGACTCCCATCCCTCCAACTATCTCATTAATTTTAACTTGATAATCTTTTAATTTTTGCAACTCTTGATCAGACAACTTATTATTTTCCATAATGTTTTTATTTATTGATAAATATATATAAAGTAATTAAAAATTAAGTTCTTTTTCTACCATCATCAGTAGGATTTTGAATAGGATTATCCGCATCCTTTATATTACTAACTGTTTCTGTACTTATAGTAACTTTAGCTTTAGAATTATAAACTTTAGTAGCATTAAGTTCTTTTTGTATAGTGTCAGGTATAATATATCCCCTTAATCTTATATTAAAAGTACCTTTAACTAATCTATCACTTCCCTGGGATAATTCAGTAGCTGTAGTAAAACTATCTATAAAAGCTCTAAATTGAAATCTTTCAGGATTACCCCAATATGCATCTGATGCGTATTCACATGACTCAATAATTTTATTTAGTTGCTCCATATAATATGTTTGAACTAAAACACTATATTCCATAGTAACATAATCTGGTTGAGCAACAACATGAAACCTTTCTACAGGTTTTCTATTATTTAAAGTACCAAAATTACTATAAAAGTTTTTAGAACTAAAATTTTTAGACCAAATCCCATATAAATTAGGTTGATTAGCATCTAATTTATTAGCTACCGTTCTATCTTTTGCTATACTATCTCTTTTAATTACAATAATAGGTAACATTATAGCACCCTTTTTATCTCTGTAGTAACCATCTCTTTGAAATGATTTCCATCTTTCAGGTGCACCATATATAACTGGTACTTCTCTTCTTTCACCATTTTGATAAACAAAAGGTTTAATACTATTTTCAAAATAATAAAAAATAGCTTCATCAATATCTTTTATCCCAACTGAGTATTGTTTAGTATCATCATCTCTAAAACTCATTTTGGTTGACCTATTAAAATCAATTCCAGTTTCAGTATAATTTGGGTTTTTTGGAGAAATGGCTTTATTAGGATTGCCTCTCTCTCTATCAAATGCTGTATGTTTGCCTTGACTTATAGTTAATTGATATTTTGGTCTAGGTTTTCTAGGTGTTGCCATTAAAATCTTTCTTTATAAGGTGATAGTGCTACTTTATCCGCAGGGATATAGTAAGTAGAAACTATAATTGATACGCTGTTTCCAAATTGTTCTAATCCAGGATTTAATGGATTAGGAGTACCATCTGAATCATTATTAGGATATTCTGGATTTTTACCTCCCCAATATTGGTTTTCAATTGTACTTTGAACTCCATAGTAAGCGGTTTCATATAAAATAATATCACCTACTTGTGGAACAATATCTGCATCAATTAAATCGTCTCTAAAAAAGTAAAAATTAATACCCTGTTCAAATAATACACCTTCATATGCACCCTCAGGATACTGTTGATCCCCTCTATCTATTAAAACATTGAATAGAAAAGGACCATCATAATATTTTTCTTCAGCAGCTATC